ATTGACGCTGGAGTTGCCCAGGACATTGGCCTTGAATTCCGGGTCACTGGCTATGGTCACACCCTCAAAGGCTGCGAGCAGGGTGGCATCATCGAACATCCCGTTGAGACCCATGATCTCGTAAGGGGTGTTGGTTGTTGCATGAGTGGCAGCCCTGGCACCATACCGGACCAGGAATGATCCGCTGTCAATTTCAGCTGCGGTCCCAGCGTAGGACTGTGCGGCTGTAACCGGGTGCTTCGCCTTGTAGGTTCCGGCATTGGCCTCAAAAGTAACCACCCTGGTTATGGGGTTAACACTTGCCACTCGGACTGAGGATGAGGTTATATCCATGGTCAAGGTCTGGAAGAAGTCACACACCATACCCTTACGGATATAGCGGACCCCTCTGTCGTTATCGAAATACACATCAAACTCGGCACCCGTGGCTGGCGTGGCTGCGGCTGAGGTAGTTCCCAGCAAACCATAACCATCACCATGACACTGCCTGTTGAGGTCCACCACCAGCTGTTTGAAAGCTGACGAGACCTTATCACCCTGAGCACTCACGAAAGCCTCAACATCGGACTTTCCGGCTTCCATGGCCAGTCCTGTCATACGGACTGTGGAATAGATGCTCCGGGGTAAGATCACACCCTGGACCCCATCACCTACCAAGGGCTCAGGAATAAGCTGCGATTCCCCACGACCTCCAACGGACTCCCCATCACCTTGACGGAGCGAGAAGTAGTAGCCGGCACCACCAGCGCGATAGGTGGATTTCCGTTTACTTTGGTTGAAAAGATTGTAGGTCATCTGGTGACGTGCAAACAGATCCGTGATCTGATCACCATAGACTCGCTTGAACTGATAGCTCAAGGTAGTAGTAGTTTCAGTTGTCATTGCAAACTCCTTTTATTTTTGGGCCTTGGCGCTTTGCGTCAGTACCTCAAGGAACTGCTCATTCATTAAGTCGAAAGCCTCGTCGATGGAAGCGTTCTCGGGGATCTTTTTGCCCTCGATGATCTTCTCCTCAGGAGTTTTCTCCGTGTCTTCCACTGCACCCTCCTTTACCGGTTTCGTGGGAACACCACCCTTCCCAGCTACGTAATCGTCAACGGCCTTCTGCGCTATACCATCCTTGAAACCTTTGAATTGCTTTGCAAGGGTGGTAACGGCCCGACGTACTGCCTTGGTATCCCGGATGTCCAGGTCATCCAAGGGATTGTCTACCCCTAGTAATAGGGATGCAATCTCCTTGTCATCTCCCTCGATACCCGTGGTCTCAAGGATCTTACCAACTTCCTTGTTGTACGTCAGTATGGCCTCTTGGCTCTGGGTTTGGGCATTCTCCTTATCGGACTTGGCTGTCAGCTTACCCTGGAGGTCTACATTCTCGCGTTTTAACCTGGCGTTGGTTTCGGCTGGGGTCTCACTCTCTTCCAGTTTTTCCCGATCCTCATCCGCCTTACGCTTGTTGTACTCCCTCAGGGTTTGAGCTTCCTTGAGAACCGTCGCAGCATCCTCATCTCCCAGGATATCCTGCAAGCTCGTGCCACTTTCCAGCGCGTCTTGCAACTCCTCCGCAGTCTCGAAATCGTGTGAACTCAGGATGGAGTTCAACGTCTCCTTTGCGGATAGAGCCTCTTGGATCGCCTCTTTGGAGACTTCAGTGCCCGGTTCAGTTGTCGTTTCCACTTTTCCAGGGGTTTCCTTTCCCTCTTCACCCTGGGCCCCAGCCTGCTGCTCCTCGCTTGCAGGTGTTCCACCTTTTTGCTCCTCGCTGCCTTCTGGTATTGTGGTATCCAGTTCTATATCCATTCTCACTCTCCTTCTCGGGCTACCTGGGTATTAGTGTTTCCCACTAATAGGGAGGTAACGTTAAAGTATTTCCATCTTACGTACTTGGAGGTTGAGGCGATACTCACCTATCGTGGTGACGTAAGCCTCACACTCGAATTTCAGTTTATCATTCACTGAATAGTCTTCAACCTTCATATCCAGTTTCTTCAAAGACTCTTCTTCCAGGTTAATCTCCAGACCCCAGGGGTACTTGGGTCTGCTTTCGGTAGCCACTTCCTCTACCATTCCCCCATATTGCTTCTTCGCTTCCTTCTTGGTTAGTTTCATGTCTTGCATTTTAAAATCCCCCATTTACCTTAGTTTACATCAGTCCGCCTTCACTCGATGGCGGGGGTGCATTGTCTGGGAGAGGTTCGGCACGTCCACCATCGCCTTGGGTAGGTGGTCCCTGCCCTTCCTCAAGCATGCCCATCTCAGCAGCCTTCGCCATCTCCTTCTCCATCTCAGCTTCCATAGCGGCCTTGTGGAGGTCCCGGTGACCCAGGACTAACAGTTGTCGTTCAGGGGCAAGGCCCCGGTACTCAGCACTGAGCATGAGCTTGTCTATTACCTGGAGGTGGATGGTGTGATTGTCATACTCAAACAGGGGGTCAATCACGATATCACGGTCTAGGTCCATGATCATAGGCGCAGCAATGGTGTCCAGCAGTTCCTCGTCATTGGAGGTCAGTACGCTATTCTCATACTCGGCCCGTTCAGCATGGATGTTCAGCTGGTCAGGGAATCCACTGAGGCCCAGGCGCCTGAGGAGTTCCTTTTGGAGATCAGGACGTGCTGCCAGGTCCCCAGTGAAGAACCCATACTGCACCATATCCATTATCATCTGGTTACGACCGGCGTGGGTGGAGGATAGACCGGAATCCAGCTCCAGGCGAACATCAAGGTTGCCATGGAGGTCGGACCCCTTGAATTTCTTGATCTCGATCTCATTACCCTTGCCCTTTATCTTGAGGTACCGGGTGTTGGAGTATGCGGATTGAGCGAGGATTATACGCTTCCGGTTTACCTTGTTCCAGGTCCGGTAGAAGCGTTTGATGTCGGGGGCGTGGCTCATCTCGGCAGTCTCACGGAGGATGTCGACCATTATCCCTGAGGCCCCAGAGTGAGGGGATTGCCCCCGGAGGATATTCTTGGGGTCCCCGGCTGCATCCTGGGCCACTGCTTTGTGGATATTGCGCTCTTCTATTATCTGGCTTGGGTAGGGTGTTCCGGGGTAAACCTTGGGGACGGCGCCGGCAGTCATGGGATCGTATTCCAGTGCCAGGAATACCACGTTCTTGTCAGATACCCTGCGTAGATTGGAACCCTTGGGCATCGAGACAAAGGGGCGGCCAAGGGACTCACGGTTGCCTTCCATGGCCTGGTCCACACGGTTGATGGTGTTCTGGGGTGAGATCAGGTCATCCACACCACCGGAGGCCCAGAACCCCCCTGGAGTGGCGTTGTAAGAGAAGTGTGTCAGGGCGTAGTTCCAGTCACCTGTCTCTTTTCTACCGGGGAGGATCAGCTTCTTTTCACTCTTCACCACCGTGTCATCACAGACGTAGGCTTGGCGGCCCTGGGGGTAGCTGAGTGTGGGTCTCCATTCCACGGTCTTCAGGAGGACCAGATCTTCCTCTTCCATCTCGGCGTCAGCGTCACTGGTGTCAATATCCGCACCCTTCCAGGGGGATACATTGGCGATGAGGGTCATCAGCTGCTTCTGGTAATCGACCAGCTTGGGGTTGGTGGAGTTCTTGGGCAGGATTGCTTCAAACGTGTCCTCCACCCACTCACGGGATTTGAGTTCCTTGGTGGCTATCCAGGATTTGTTTTCCATGTATCGGCCCCGTATGGGCGTCTCCACGTCAAACAGTGTCAGGCAGTTTATACTGATCTCGTCCTGGGCTGGCCGGGCAATTCCCTCGTCACCCACCACATACTTCCCGTTATCCTTATCCACGTGCACTCGGGCGAAAGCGTTACCAACCAATACGGTCCATAACGCTATATCTTCCTTGACATCCTCGATCCTACCATTGTCACAGGAGTCCTCGTGTTGCAGGAGGGCTTCACCCACGTTGGCAGCGTCCTGGTCAGAGGTCTCCAGGCTATTGGGCCACACTCGGGTGTTGTAGTTCTTGTTCAGGATCAGGGATTTCATTTCACGGATGTAATCGCGGATTATGTTGCTGACGGGGGTGGGGATGTCGAGATTCAGGGGGTTGTAAGAGCCGAACATTCCACGGGATTTATACCACGCTATCCACTGCTCCCCCAGGTAATACAAAATGTTTCGGAAGGCTATACGTTCCAGCATGATGCGGAAACTGGTCTGTTTCTCAGGGAAGATCTTGTTGACCTTCTCCAGTATCCACTTGTCATCGAAGTTGTCTTCCATTGACCACTCCTTAAATCAGGGGTATACCAAGCTCGGGGTCAATCACCACAGGCTCAGGCTCTATAACCTTTGGGGGTTTCACTTCCAGTGTCTTTGCAGCATCGGCAAACTCCCCTACAGTACGAGACTTGTATAGAAGCAGGAGGTAATCCTCCCGTTTAATCGCACGTTTACGTTCCAACTGGTACAGGACAGCGAAGTAAATCGCTACAGCCAGGGATAATGTGACCAAACCTAATGTACTGTACAGCATCTTAACCCCGTTGGATCTCAGTAAAATGGTATGATCGACCTGTCAAAACCACCATCACGTATAGATCTCTCAGTCTCTTCCCACTCATTTAACGCAGATACGGATGCACTGTCAAGTACCTTTTTCGCAGCACACCTCTCTTGTTGACGGACGTGGTGGGCGAAATCCTCGTCGTCCATGCCATGGGGACGGGCCATACAGAGCAATGCAGCGCCATCATAACAATGGTCCTCCTGGTGATCCTCAAGGTCCTCTCCGGTTAACTCATCCACCACCAGGGATGGTACTGTGCGAAGGAAATTCCTACAGGTGTTGTAGATGACCATCATCGGCCAGGTGTCCAGGATCTCGCGGTCATAGTTGGCCGGGACCCGGAGACGGTTGCGGAATTGCCGGATCTTCAAGGCGCGGCTGGGGTCTCCGGCACGGATGGGTATGCCCTCGGCGGCGAACTCGGTGGCAGTGGAAGCGCCCTGGCCCCCACCCTTGTAGTCGGGTTTCTTGTTGAAACAGTCGGGGCCGGCTAAGCGGGTGATTTCACGCTTGTTGATCCCCAGTGTGATTTCCCGTGCTTTAATCCCCTGCACTATATCCTGATCGGGGAGTCGGAGGCCAATGTTCGGCATCCCTGGTCCCTGGTACCCATACCACTCCGCGAACCTGTAGACCCGATTGGCTCCGTCCACCCACCACCATCCTACCGAGAAGGGGGCTCCGAACCCCCAGTCAAAGGTCATGTATAGCGGGGCGTACTCGGGTACAGGCCAGATGGGGTCGATGATGTGGGGGTCGTACAGGTCGAATGCTTGGCCAATGGTGACATCCCAGCTGCCTTCCATCCAGGCCTTGCGGAGGCGGTCGTCTTTGATGGAGAGGAGGCCACGTTCGTAACCCTTGTCGTTCTTCATGAGGATCTTGTTGTCGTAGAGGGTCGATTTGATGAACACTCGGGTAGTGGTGAGGACTCTCCCGTCGCGGGTCTTGATGTCCAGCTCGTTGACCACGCCAGGGGGTTTGGGGTCGATGTACATGGCTTTGATGGAACTGGCTCCGACTCCGCCAGGGTTGCCTGTGAGGAACATGTGGCAGGGTATGCCGTGAGGGGAGCGGAGACACCCCTTGAGCATATCTACCGCAGTTGAGATAAAAGGAATAGAAGGGGCCTCATCTAAAGTGATTTCCACGAACTGTTGCCCTTGGAAGTCTGTGAGGGTGCCAGGGTGGAGGACGGAGGCCAGGATTACGGTGGCGCCATTTTCAAACCGGATGTAATTGACCTGGGTTTCACCCCCGATACGCTTGGCGGGGAGGCCCTGGGCAATCAGCTCATCCCAGCGACGCCGGACTTCATTGAGATCCTTATACTTACGCCGGATAAACAGACCATTCCAGGCGCGGCCATACTCCTCGGCACCGTGAACGTGGCGGCCTATGGCGCAATCGGTGTTGTGGGTGACTATGAAGTCGTCGGTGAGGTAGAGGCCATTGGGATGGTCTACCCGTATACACCGCGCCTTATCACGGCCAGTCTTCTCGATAGATACCATCTTGTGTGTCAGATCCCCGTTGCCACCATTCCACTCCCTGTCCACGCATCTACTGCGCTTGCGTTCCAGCTGAAACATATGCTCCTTAGCTGGATGCTGTATATAGAGCATGTAGACACGCTGGCATTCAATTATCCTGCCATCAGCATTTCTGTATTGGCCTATCTTATCGGTGAGTGTCGCCTTGCCCCCCAAGCCACGAACCAGCTGCTGCACATCCAGAGCCAACTGCTTGCTAACTGTGGTATACTGTATGTGGCCACGGCTATCAGCATACCCATCTGTGTCCATTAAGCCTTGGATGATTGACCAACGGTTGGCTACAGAGGCGTACAGGAACTGTTTGGGTATGAACTTATTGTTGGCCACCTTATCCAGCAGACCACCCCTTTTCAACTCAGCGTATAGCTCAGAGCCATTGCTAGCTCTAAGTGCAATCAGGTTGTCGGTAGTGCTGCTTGGCACCAGAGTCAACCCTACATCACACAGAGCCGAGGCTATTTCCACATCTTCCGTCAATAGTGTTACCCCTTTGGAACTCATGTAGCCATCACCCAATAACAGGCCGAGTATGTAGGGGTCTATGTTCAATGGGTATCGCCAGGACTTCGTATAGGCTATGGGGGAGGTCAGGGGCACACGAATCTTGTTACCCTTGGCTAGGTATTGCATCAGGGTAGTGGTAGTGCCTATTACCCATTTGCAAAACTCCCCCGCAGCATCACGCCGATCAGCTTTCAGCTTGTAGTGTGTACGCCTATACGGCCAAAGGTGATCATCAGTAACCTCAGTAGTGGCGCCATCATCAAAGGTGACGCGATACAGGTCTCTCTCACCCAACTCGTGTACCTGTAGCACCTTGGCAATAGTCCCATCGGGGTTGCATAACATGGAGCCAACTTTAAGGTCTCCCATCTTGCTGAAACCGAACGGAGTTGCTATAAGTGCTTGATATGATTGGCCTTTTCCCCCACCGCGCGTCCCTCCATAAAATGTCTCATCAGCAGGGCATATAGCAGCTAGGGCCTGGGGTCCTTCTTGGGGTAGCCAGTATGCCATCAGTCAAGGTCCTCCGTAGCGTTATCCGGGTCCAGGGATACGGGCTCGGGTTGTTTTTCAGGGACGGGGATGTCAATGGGCGCCATGAGCTGGTCACCTGGGTTGAGCCGGGGGCCTTCCTCGCCAACAACCCCTGCTTCTCTCGCCATGTCTGCCCACTCCGTCATGGTTTGGGGCTTGGGCGGGAATGGCACTCCACCCTGTAGTCTATGGTCCAGGGGTATTGCGTCACCGTCTGGGCCAGAATGCTCGGTGCGCTTCACATACCCACGGTGTTTGGCCTGACGCTCCAGGAAGAACTCGATGGCGCGTTGATCACTCTTGTGTACGTTCTCCAGTAACCGGCTCTCGGCCAGGTCAATAAGCCCCTCACGCAGGAATTTCACGGCCAGGGCAAAGTTGGGGTCGTCCTTGACCCAATCGTAGTAGGTTTGGCGCCCAATATTCACGCCGGCACAGGTGTTGGTGATGTTGCCCATTTGTTGTTCAAGGATCATGAGGAACAGTTGCTTACGTTCCAGCTGGGCCAGGGTGGTGGTTATGCCCATGGTTATTCACCCCCCTCTTGGTACTCCCGATACCCATCTTTGAACCTCTGGAGGATGGCTACCAGGTCATCCAGTACCCCGAACTTGTCCTTGCTCTGCCTCCACATTGAGAAGGGGGAGCCACCATCCACGTCCATTACAGCAAGCCGGGTGTTCCCAGTCTCGTAGACAGTCATGTGGAGTGTGTATTTTTCGCCTAAGGGCGCTACCGTGACAAATGGCTTTCCCACCTTCTTGCTACCCTTTTCCGGGTCCATACTTCCAGTGCAATTTGGGCATTCCCAGCCCCCGGCAGTAGCAACCATATCCGTGCGACATATTACACATTGCATTCCCATCTTGTTACCTCCGTTGTGTGGCCCCAGGAACCGTACACTGAGGGTTGATTGTGCGTAAGTGCGTGAGTGCCCATGTGCGTAGAGGGGTGGATTCCAATTTCAAAAATGTGACCCCCGATCCCAATTTCCAAAATGAGTGACTGTCGATATCTGGGTCCCATTGCTCGGGGGAGGCCTCTTGAGGGTGCCCCCCGGCTCCCAGGGTAGAGATTGTGTGTGCGCGTGCGTGTGGGGTACTCAGTAGTGTGTGGGCCAGTGGCGGGGCCGTGGGAGATGCAAGGTGCTGCCTGGGAGACGTCGAGCGATTCACCTGGGGGTTGGGGTTGGGGTTGGGGTGCAGGGTTGGCAGTGGCAGTGGCAGTGACCCGAACCCGAACCTGGACCTGGAGCATGATCTTGCTATGGAGTTGTGATTGTGATTGTGATTGTGATTGTGATTGTGATTGTGATTGCCAACCTTGCCAATCAATTTCCCTGTACTATATACTATACCACTACTAACATTAGTGCGCAGGTGCGTGAAAATGTGCGTAAGCGTATGTGCGTGTGTGTGTGTGGGGGTAAGTGCGTAAGGGGGTAAGGGCACAAGTGCGTGTGTGCGTGTGTGCGGACAAGGGTAATGTACGGTTGGTGTATGCTCAAGGTTGGGGTATTTACCCGCCTGGGGATACAGTATTGTGTCTTGTGTAATGTGTGGTGTTTTTGCCATGTGTGTGGGCATTTGAAGGTGCTCCCCGTCATTTATTTGGTTTACCCGCTCGTGCAACGCTATACCGGTTAATGTAGCGTCAAAGGCGTGGGGATGTCAAGGTGGGTGCTTACCGAGCACTGGGCGCACTATCAGTATATAGTGAGCCTGGGGAGGGGTTTACAAGGATTGTGTGGTGTTTTTACTACAGTATTGTGTATTGTGTGGTGTTTTTACCTCAGTTTGAAGGTGGGGGTCCGGGGCCAAAAGGTGGTGATTGTACGGTTATAACAGGGGGTTATGTGTGTACGGTTGGGGTTGGCATGGTACATGCATTATAGATGTGTGGCAGTGACATTTGACCCGCACATGAGCAACCTGGAGGGCTACAAAATGGGGCATACATGGAAAGTTGAACAACACGTAGGACACCCACACAATGAAATATGGGCTGGATCGCAACGTATAGCATCAATAAGAGATCATTTATTAGGCTTAGACTCCGCCGATATTGCCCACCTAGTGGCCGCTGTACCTGAGTACCACGAGAACCATCAGTATCTTGATAGTATCATCCCCGACCTTACCGGCCTGGATAATGGCGAACCCATTGAGATTACCATAACCGTCAAGGCTGCCCGAGACATTAGGGCCGCACTTGCTAAAGCCACGGGTTAACCCACTAACCATGCCCCTGAATGAGGGTTCAAGGGTATGTGTGGTAGGTTAACCGTAAACATTCAACAGGAGGGTGACATGAGTAAACATATTATTTACAAGTGGCACCGGGATAATTCGACCGGAATGATAAACAATATCGGAGAGGCTGACCCGACCAGGATCATTGAAAAAGGACAAAGGGAAATGAAGGCGCAAGGTTTTAGTGACGCAATTACATGGCAATTACATGAGGGGGATATAGTTTCGGCAATGGTAGCAAGCTCTAAACTTTAACTATCTGAACCTGGAGGTGTACACCCTGAAAACGGACAAATATAGCGACCGTGTGGATATGGACCTGAGAACGTCTCTATATGAGTATGGGATAATCAGGAACCCGGAGACTGGCAAGTGCATTACCTGTCAGAACTGTTATGAGCTAGACACGGATTTTGGGCGCCTGAACCGTGATAGTTTTCAGC